ATGGCTGGGCACACTAAAAGCAGTCTATCCCAAGCTGCTATGGTTGCCCTCAACGCTGCTACCCAAACCGCTCCAGGCGTCTACGTCTACGAAAACGCTGAGGGGCCTATTCCAGCGACTATCGCCCCCTTTAACCGGGTCTACTATGTTGGCACCGCCACCGGTGGCACCGCCAATACTCCCACCCAGGTAATCAGTGTTGACGACTTCGAGAATGTCTTTACTAGCTCGAGTGCCGTCAACCTAAATAACCTTGCCTTTTTCTTTCGCAATGTGCCCAATGGGCAGTTCTACTACGTCAAGGCGGCCATCGCCCCTGTCACTACCGTCACCATCACCAATACTACCGCTGGGGCGTTCACCGTCACCATCAATGGCACCGCTGTTACCTACACCGCCCCCGCTAGCCCCACCCCGACCGCGACCACCATCATCACCGGCCTGGTGACCGCCATTAATGGCACCACCGCCATCAATACCGCCGTCGAGGCTGAATACGAGATCAATGATGCTGGGGCCAGCGTCTTCGCCAATAGCCAGTTCTACATTCGCCAAAAGAACCCCACCGCCACGGCTTTCACCGCTGTAGCGACAACCGCTAACCTGACGGTGGCTGCTGTGGCGGCACCAGCGACGGCTAACTATTGGGACTACCACTACGCCATCGAGAATAGCTTTGACGAAGATGATGAGCAAGGTTTCCTGGTATGCCCGGAGGCTTTCTATAGCCTTACCCGACAGTTTGAGCGCACCCAGATCGCCAATACCTTAGAGGCCAAAGCAGCTAGCGAGAACTATGACTGGATGGCCCTTGCTGACTGTGGCCCGCCCAGCACCATCGACACTAAGGCTGAATTTAAGACCGAAGGGATGCTCTACGCCAGCGACCGTGGCCATCTGGCTTACTATTGCCCATGGCTAAAGGATACCGACAACGATGACATCAGCCCTGCCCTGGCCGCTGCCACCGTTGCACTGCGCCGCTATGCTAGCCAAGGCTTCAACCAGCCCCCAGCAGGCCCCCAGTTCCCGCTGCGGGGTGTGGCGGATGTACGGGTCAAGCTAAGCCGTAGCGAACACGCTGACCTCAATGCCAACCAGATCAATGTGGTGAAAAACCTCAAGGGCCTTGGCATTGTCGTCTACGGAGCCAGAACCCGTAGCGTTAGCCCCTACTATCGGTTTATCAATACCCGGGTCATCCTCAATGTCTATGCCCGGACGTTGTACACAGCGCTGACCAATGGCAAGATCCTATTCTCGGTGATCGACGGCCAGGGCGTACTGTTCAACCGCATCAAAGAAACCGCCGACCTGGTGGCCTATCGGTTTTGGTCGGGTGGTGCATTCTTTGGCGCAACGCCTGCCGATGCGTTTCTGAACATTTGCGACCGGACCAACAACCCAGCCCTCGACCTGGAGGATGGCATCATCCGCATTGATAGCTATGTGGCCCCTAGCCCGACCGCTGAGCGCATCTTCGTTGGCGTCATTCGGGTGGCGATTGATCAGGTGGTAGAACGGACTAGCTAGAAGGAACCCCCATGAAGTTGCCAGACAATCCGACGCCAGAGCAGATTAAGCAAGTCATGAACCTGGTGATCAAGTCCATTTATACCAGGGGGACGGTGGCGGTTCAGACGATAGAACGAGACTCCCAAGGTAGACTATCTGGCATTTTCCTAGGCGATGGGGTGCGGTTCAACTACACCGTCGCTGATGGTGCGCTAAGCTATGCGCCAGTCAACCCTAAAGATCTGCCCGATGAAGATGGGGCAGACTTCATGGAGGATGCCTTAGACTTTGCTCGGCTAAAGCTGGCTGGCAATACCAAGCAGGTGAAGGCTTGCAAGAAGGGCTATGCCTGTGGCTATACTTGCATCAGTCAGAACCGCAACTGCCGCAAGCCGCTACCAGGCCAGGCCAAGACTGCAGCAGAGTGGGTGGCAAGTCAGGAAACCAGGCAGCCGGAAAAGAATAAGGACAAACCTCAAAAAACGGTAGTGACAGGGCGTCAGTACACAGAAAAGTTCATTTCAATGTGGAATGAGAGCCATGGGTCAGAATGGGACTCCAACGCTGGCGGGTTCTTGAAGGCGAAATTGTGGGATAAGAAAGAAGGTGAATTTAGAGTTTATTTCGGAAATGTAAAAGACCCCCTGATAATTAGGCAGTCTGCTAGCGGCGAGTATACTGTTGACAAGATTCCGTATAAGTACAAAATAGACGAAAAAATCAATCCTATACTCGAAAGATTGAACTCCCGCTTTATAGGAAAAGGGCAAGAATCAGTGCTGATCCAGGAAGATGAAGATGGGGTGGTAGGGCCAGCAGGAAGGCACGAGCGAGGGGTCTATATTGTGCGACAGTGGCGTGAAGAATAGACTATTGGCTAGCGCTAGTGCCTTACGCTGACTTCCACTAACGAATTGGAGTAAGGGCACGATAGAGATCTTCTGTAATGTAACAGTTCATGGTATCCCACCCCATCTTGCTTAGTGGCCTTTGTGTCACATGCTCATCCGGGTTAAGGCCAAGTTCTATAGCTTTTTGGTAGAACCAGGTATAGTGATCGTCTTCTAGTCCGAGATCAAAATAATTGTGCCTGTAAACGGTTTCCCATTTGGGAGTAATGAAGAATGACTGGGCGTTCAATGACTGGGCGTTCATGGTTATCTTCCGTAAGTGGTTCAACACTTCTCAATATACCCCCTGCATATCGAACTGTCAACCCCGTCCTTCCAGATATTTTACTTCCCTAGCCTGGATCCATGGCTGGGCACACTAAGAGCAGTAACCCTGACGTACTGCCATGCCACGAATTAACCCTATCGCCAAGAACCAGTTCTTGGTAACAATGCAGGACTTAACCTGTTATTTTGAGACGTTTTCGGGTATTGACGACAGTACCCAGACTTCAGAATATTCTGATGGTTTCAGCAATCGCATCTACCCGCTTCTAGGGCCTCGCTCTATCGCCGAGATCGGGCTAACCAAGGCCTATGAGCCCGAGACGGATGACGAAATTATTACCCTATGGAAAAACTTTAGGCTACGTCGTGGCGCTGATGTTAATGCCCGTGGCTATACGCTGACTGTCCAGCCGGTTGAGTATGCCCCAGATCCGGTTAACATTGGCGCTCCCTTTATCATCTACGGCTTCATGCCAACCCGGTTCACCCTGGCCGAGTCGGACAAGAAAAGCCAAGACGTATCCATGCTTACCCTGGCTGGCCGGGCCAATGACTGGAGCCGTGGCTGATGAAACTACAACGACTGACTGACGACGACGGGGCCGGGCAGGTAACGCTATCCAATGGCAAGGTGATCGGGTTCCGTGGCCCAACGGTGGGCGACATCCGTGGCATCCGGCGCACCATGCGCCAGGAGAACATACCCCTCGATGATGAGGTAGAGCTAGCCCTACGCCTGGCCGCCCGCTGCTGCATTCGCTATGGGGAGCAAAGTGACATCAACCTGGTGCAGCTAGAAGAGCTAAGCATTGGTGACTTCGCCTTAATATCAGAGGCGATGGCCCCTTTTTTGGCGGCGTCATCGACTACGACGACGACCGATTCCTAGAGACGGTCTACCACCTGAGTGGCCGTAGCTTTGCCAGCCTGCCAATGTATGAGGAAATGCCTATCCTGCGGCTGTATCGGGCTATCGCCATCCACAATGCGGCAGTTGAGGCGGAGAACCGATCCATGAGGCGTAGGTGATGCAAGGGCTCGTATCCAACCTGTTTATCAAGATCAGCGCCCAGGACTTTGCCAGTGGGCCGATCAAGCGGCTGGGCCAGCAGATCCGTGGCACCTTTGATGGCGTTGGTCAGCAGGTGAATAAGGGCGTCACCGAGTCATTGACCGGGGCAGTCTTCAAGGCCAACCTACTCACCCAGGGCTTTAACTTTGCCATTGGCAAGGCACAGGAGGCGGCCCAGAGCATCACCGGGGCGATCAACCAGGCCAATCAGCTACAGCTAGAGCAGATCAATGCTGCCACCACCTTTGCCAGCCTGACCGGCAAAAGCTATGAAGAGGCTGTAACGGTCATCGAAAGCCTTAACAACCGCCTGGCCAAGTCAGCCGCTACCCTGCCCGGTGCCACCCAGGAGTATAAGAACCTGGCGACAAGCATTCAGGACAATGTGCTGGAAGCCTTTAGGGGCCTTGATGGCGAAGTGGACCTACAGGGCTTTGAAGATACCGTGACGAGTATCTCTGAGTCGTTCGGGGCATTGACGGCGTCCAGTACTAAGCAGGTCGGCAATACGGCCATGGGCCTGACTAAGGCGTTAAGTGGCGCTAGCGTGGCTGGGTTGCGCACCAACATGTTTTTTGAACAGAACCCGGTCATCCTCAATGAAATTGAGAAAAAGCTACAAGAATTAGGTGTTGAGACGCTATCAGATCTTGATATTAAGACTCGGGTGAAGCTGATCGAGCAGGTCGGCAAGAAATTTATCACCGAAGACTTCAAGAAACAAGCTGGCGAGTCGGTTGATGGCTTGATCCAAGGCTTCAAGTCAGTGTTGTTTGACCCTAGTGGCGGCATTTTTGGGGTAATGCGTGACCTGGACGACCAGATGAAGGGCACCCAGAGCGCCTTCAGTGCCTACAACGAGGTAATCAAGTCGCTGATCGGGGAGGAGGGCCTGTTTGGCACCAAGGGGCCTATTGCTGCCCTAGGGACGGTGCTAGGACTCAACAATATGGACCCAATGAAAGCACTCCAGGGTGCCTTTAACCGCATTAATACCGGCATCCAGGCGGTCAGTGACTTTGTATTTAACTTCGCAGCCTTGATCGAGAATGGGGCCAACCTACGGGATGTGGTGCTCAGCAACTTGGGGACTATCCGCGACAATGTGGCTGGATTCTTGGGGGATTTATTGGGTAGTGCCGCCGAGGGTATTGGCAGGGTGCTGACTGGGGCTGCGAATTTCATGCAGCAGGCACCCATTGGCGAACTACTGGCCAGCATTTTTAATGGAGTAATTGAGGCTATTGATGAAGTTGACTGGAGGGATGTTTCAACTCAGATCGGGCGGATTGTTAATGGATTAATTGTGCAGCTGGTTAAGTTTGTTTCTACCCTTGACTATGGCGCTTTACTTAACTCTGCCCTATCTTTATTGAGCGAGTTAGCCTCAGGGCTGTTTAAGGGCCTGATCGAGGGCGTTAATATCCAGCTTCCCAGAATTAGCATCAGCGATCTTCCATCTCTGGCCGGAGAACTTGTGGCGGCTATCATTAACCGACTTACCCAGCTACTGGCTAATTTGGATATAGCCAGTCTTACCTCAAAATTGGTTGAGTTTACCTTCAGGATATTTGACTTCCTATACCGTGCTTTGACCGGCGTTAACTGGGGGTTGATTATGGCAGGACTGCCACTTCTGATGCTGGGGATGCTCACCGCCTTCTTCAGCTTCCTATCCGCAGCGGCTGTCAACATAAACTGGGGCCAGTTATTACAGGCTGCGCTGACGATCATTAACCTGGTGCCAGCCCTGATAACTGGCTTGTTTTCTCAGTTAATCCAGGAGTTGCAGGCTCGGACCCCAAGGTTAATCACGGCTGTTGAGGACTTCTTGGTTAACGCTCACGCTAGTGTCGTTG